AAGGCCGCAATCTTTGGCGATGCTTTACAATCGTTGCGGTGATTTTCAAGTTATCGAAATTGACGAAGTTTTTTCAACATATATTACTTTGCTTGCTGATTCTGAATTTGTTGCAAACGCATGGTTAATGCCAGTTCGCAAAGGATGGATTCAAGGAAACATTGACAAGCCAACAAGCGGCCATAACGGCAAATCAACTCTTGCGTTTCTTGTTGATGATAATCCGGTAATTGCACCGACCGTACCTACGCAATATCTTAGCGACGATATTTATTACGACATTCCTTTACTTAGCAGCGGTTCGCTTTCGGCTTCTTTATCACAAAATCAAGATATTGTTGATATGGAATTGGGGCCGATTGGGCGGCGCACGCATTGGGATAGACCGCGATACGGCAAGCCTTGGCGTTCAATTCTCACAACGCCACAAGAAATTAGGGATTATCGGAAGTTCTTATATCGTCGTGCCGGCAAATTTCGCCGCTTTTGGTTTCCTACGTTTGAAAATAACATGCGGGTTACTAGCACTGGAACCATAACAACAACGCTTGTTATTGAATCCGATTCATTCATTAACTACGCTTTGCCAAGAACGCATATTGCATTTGAAGCGAACGGCCTTTGGTATCCGCGTGAAATTTCTAGCCCTACTCAGATAGACCCGCAGCATGTACAATTCACGCTATCTTCGGCATTGAATGTTAAAGCTGAACAAATTGCGCGAATAAGCTATCTTGGATTGCATCGGTTTGATGCCGATAGAATTGAATTGAATTGGCAAGGCGGCGGTGTTGTTGAAGCTAGTGTTCAGGTTTTGGAATTGTCACCATGAGACTTAAAGAACTTTATCGCTTTGTTGAAGGTCCGCAAGTTTGGACCGTCACAAGTGCCGATAGCGATGAAGTTTATAACAGTGAAACTTATTCGTCAATAACAATCGGCCGCGACGAAATAGAACAGAAAAATGAACTTTCGAAAGCCAATATAAACGTAACAGTCTTGCTTGATAATCCAATGGGCCGCCGTTGGATGAATTCAATTTTAGATACAGTTGTAGGTCTTACGCTTTTTTCAAAAGATGTTGATGCCGGAACAACTAACGTAATATGGAAAGGTCGGCTTGTATCTGTAAAGCCTGAACTTGCTGCAATTAAGCTTGCTTTTGAATCCATCTTCACTTCAATGCGCCGGCCGGGCTTGCGCGGCAAATATCAGCGTTCGTGCCCACACGTTCTTTACGGGCGCGGTTGCAACTTGGACAAAGACGACTTCGCGGTCAGCAGTGCAATTACCGTCGTCAGCGGCGCAACGGTCACGGCTACGGCTGCCGCGTTACAGCCTGACGGCTGGTACAACGGCGGGATGATTCAAGGCTCAGACGGTGCCTTGCGCTTCGTCTTGGCGCATGTTGGAAGCACCCTGACACTGATTCGGTCGCTTGATAGCGTGACCGAAGGTTTTGCGAATAGCGGGTACGGCAACGGTTACGGTCTGTTTTATGGCGGGCTTGCCGTCAACATTTATCCCGGCTGCGACCGAACAAAAGAAACTTGCAAAAACAAATTTAACAATTTAGACAATAACGGCAGTTTTCCGTTTATGCCGTTAAAAAATCCAATGGCCGGAAGTTCCATCGTATAGGCTTTTTATGTGGTACTTCGTTATTGCAATTGTTGCTATTGCTGTAGGCTTTTTGTTTGCGCCAAAGCCGCAAGGGCAAAAAATGAAAGCCGGCACTATTGAAGCGCCGACCGCAAAAGAAGGGCTTGAAATTCCGGTATTGTTCGGAACACGATTGCTTAGAGGGCCAAACGTAGTTTGGTATGGTGATATAAAACAACTGCTGTCAAGAAGAAAGGCGGCAAGAAATGACCGATGAAATAGTCATTGTTCGAATGGTGCATATTCGACAAGCCAAAATGTGCAGCAACGGAACCCGCGATTTTTTCAATCGGCATGGCTTTGGATTGGCAAGAATTTTTGAAAGAAGGCGTTGATGCTGAAAAGTTGCGCGCCACCGGCGACGCAATGGCGCTTAAAGTTGTAAAGGTGGCTGAAAATGGGCGGCGGTAGCAAGAAGAAACAAACCGTAGGTTACAAATACTTTGTCGGAAAGCACATGGTATTGTGTCGCGGTCCTGTTGATTTTATTAAAGAAATGCTTGTCGATGATAAATTGGCGCTTTCCGGGACTTTGACAAGCGGAAATTATACAGTATCAAAAGAAAATCTTTTTGGCGGCAAAAGCCGCGAAGGTGGCGTTTCCGGTTCGCTTGACGTATTGAATGGCGAACCAACACAAACTGTTAATTCGTATCTTGCTTCAAAACTCGGTTCATTTGTGCCGGCCTTTCGCGGCGTTTTGAGCGTCGTTTTGCGCCAAATGTATCTTGGCATGAGTCCGTATCTCAAGCCGTGGTCCTTTCTTGTGCAAAGAATTCATGTTCGGCAAAATGGATTGACGCAATGGTATGACGTAAAGGCCGAAATCAAATTTAACGATACCATTTCGACGCAACTTGGCCCAACGACGGGCGGTTGGCGTTACAAGCAAATCGCTCGTGACGACAATTCCGATTATTCTTCGCCGTCTTACGACGATTCGGCTTGGTCAATCGGAACAATGCCGTTTGCAAGTGCGCCCGGCCAGCCTTACGCGGCGGCAAACGGCTTCCCGGCCACAATGGGCACTTATTGGGCGTTGAATACGGCAATTTGGCTTCGCAAGAAATTTACAGTTACGACGAATTCGCAAATCGGCCTTGAAATCTTTATTGATAACGTTGCCGACGTTTGGGTTAATGGCGTCAAGCTTGTTAATGCCGTTGATACGACGCAATCGAAAGTTTCTTTTACTGTTCCGTCAAGCGTTCTTATCGTCGGTGAAAATATAATTGTAATGCGCGGAACGGACGATGAGCAACAGAACTACGGGGACTACACCTATGCCGCCTTAAAACTGGCGCAAATCGGTTTGCCGCAATACGATATGAACCCTGCCCACATTATCCGCGAATGCTTGACCGACCCCGATTGGGGCATGGGATACGCCGAATCTGATATTGATGACGCTTCGTTTACTTATGCAGCGGATATGCTTTATGCCGAAGGCATGGGGATGTCGCTTCTTTGGGATACACAAACTTCAATCGAAGAATTCATACAGCTTATTTGCCGGCATATTAACGCAACGATTTATCTTGATCGCAGGACCGGCCTTTTTGTCTTAAAATTGATTCGCAATGATTATGACGAAGGTTCTTTGTTGCAATTGAATAAATCGAATGTATCAAAGATTGATGATTTTTCGCGCGGCACTTTTGGCGAATTGGTTAATTCAGTCACGGTTACTTATTGGGATGCAACGACCCGCGACGACGCAACTATCACAATATCTGATATTGCATTGGTTTCTATGCAAGGCGGAACGAATAACAGTTCAATTGATTATGAAGGATTTACAAATAGCAGTATAGCTTCGCGCGTTGCGCAACGTGATTTGAAAACGCTTTCAACGCCGCTTATTTCTTGCACAATTTATGCAAATACCGATGCCGAAGATTTGAACATTGGCGATGTTTTCAAATTAACTTGGCCTGACTATGATTTGACAAATGTAATTATGCGAGTCGCAACGATTGGCTACGGTGACGGCAAGTCGAATCGCGTTCGTTTGACTTGTACGCAAGACATATTTTCTATGCCGGATGTTGCTTACATTGCACCTACGCCGCCCGATGGCGTGCCGGTTGATGCTGTGCCGGTTCCGGTTTCAAATCGCCTTGCTTTCGAAGTGCCGTACCTTGAAGCGGTGCAGCAAGAAGGTCAATCTGTTGTTGATGGAAACTTGGCGACGAATCCCGACATTGCTTATTTTTCAATTGCAGCGGCAAGACCGTCTTCAAATTCGATAAATGCTATTTTATACACTGATTCCGGCGCAGGATATGAAGAACAATTGACAGTTGATTTTTGTCCGTTTGCTGAACTTTCGGCAGACATTGACCGCAATGCAACTTCGTTTGTTCTTTCTAACTTGAATGACGAAAGCGAAATTGATTTGAACACTTGGTTCCAAATTGGAACCGAAATAATGGAAGTTACCAACTTAGTCGGCACAACAATTACAGTCAAACGCGGCTTGCTTGATACCGTACCGGTTAATCATTCAGCAGGTGAAACGCTATTTTTCTGGGATGCTTATGAAGGCGATGATCCTACGCAATACGTTACCGGCGAAGTTGTTTCAGGCAAGCTTTCAACGGTCACAGCTTCCGGCAGTTTGCCTATTTCATCGGCCCCGGCCGATTCTGTTACGATGGTCGGCCGATTAATAAAGCCGTATCCGCCCGGCAATGTGAAAATAAATTCGTCATATTTTCCGATTGCTATTCTTGGCGCATTCGGTTTGACTTGGGCGCACCGTGATAGATTGCAACAAACGAGTTCGGATTATATTGATTTTCTTGATGCTTCAATTGGACCGGAAAGCGGCACAACTTATAATTTACGGCTGTATGGTGAATTAGATACTTTATTGCGTACCGTTAGTGGATCGGCAGCAGTTTCTTATAATTGGACGGAGGAGGAGGCGGACAGCGGGCTGACGGTGCCGGGTGCCCCATCCAGCGATAGTTATTTCTCGTCTGTCGTCGCGCTGCTGCATTTTGACGGCCCCGATGGCAGCACCACGTTTACGGATGCGAAGGGGCACACATTCACCGCCGTTGGCAACGCGCAAATCGATACATCAGGCAGTAAGTTCGGCGGGGCCGCATTGCTGCTGGATGGCTCCGGCGACTGGGTGTCTGGCGCCGCGAGCACAGATTGGGACATCTCCACCGGGGACTGGACGATTGAGGTATGGGGGAACTTTGACTCGCTTGCCGCAGAAAACGGCCTTTTCTGCCGACGAAATGGGGGCACTAATGGCTGGGCCGTGCAGATGCAAACGAACGGGTCGATCATCTATCGCGCAAATATCGGTGGCAGCTGGAACGATTTTTGGATGCAGACCCCAGCCGGGACGATCTCGGCCGCTACGTGGCACTACATTGGCATCAAGCGTGTCGGCAGCGTCTTCTCTATATGGGTAGACGGCACCCAAAGGGCGACATTTACGAACGCCGGAGCGATCCATAATCTGTCGACAGAGGCGCTCATTATTGGCGCGGCAACGTCGGTCGGCGAACATGACGCAGACGGCTGGTTCGACGATTTCAGGTTCACTAAAGGCGTGGCGCGGGATCTGTCCGTCGTGCCAACGGCGCCCTTCCCCGATGCCGGTCCGTCACGCCTCAACGGCCGCATT